TAAGCGTCGGATGTGATCTCGTTAAGCCCCTCATCCGCCTTGTCGCCGTCTCCCAGCAGTGTAATGATCTTCCGCGTCACGTAGTCCTCTGACAGGAACGGCGCGGCGCTTACAACGGTCATTACTTCTTCCTGCGCATTGACAAGGATCGAACGCGTGAATGTCGGTCTGTCCTCGATGCCTGCCAGCCGTAAGATGCCCTGAATGAACTCCCGCACGCAGTCCTCATACTGGTCAGCCTTCTCATTCATCGGCTCGTATGCCGCCTTGATCTGCGTTGCGGTAACTGCCCCGCCTGCAATGTTCTGCACATCGAGCGCCATATAATCCTCGTATAAGTCCTTCCGAAGTCTATCAAGCAGTGCTTCCCTCGAAGCGTATGGCGCTTCTACCGTATGGCTCTCAGCCCTTGCTCCAGTATCGGATACGACTGCCGCCTTGACTGTCTTCATATGCTCCACGAACTCAGCAAGGTCGATGTCGTCCATGCCGCCCGCGTTCTGGATCGTCCAGTATATCATGCTGGCGTCGTCGACGTTGTTTGCGAACCCGCTCTTGATCAGGTCGTAACAGTCAATCTGCTCTCTAATGCCTACGAGCTCGCTCTGATGCACAGGATTTCCCCAGAATGGCACGATAGGGAATGACGGGTAGTTTTGCCCGTCGAATATTTCCGTGCCGTCTACGGCTGAATAAGTGACGTTCTCGATGTACGTACGCTTCTCCTGAAGTACCTCGGCTTTCCCGTCCTTCCAGATATAGTCCGTATATCCATCTTCCTCATAAAGAGTCGCCCGCATCGGCTTATCTTCCGCGACTTGCCACCAGCGTACTCCTGCCCGCAGAGCTCCATTCTCCTCGTCGTAGAGCGGTGCGAACTCGGTCACGTCGAAGACGACGAGCCTGTCGAAATTCCAGAAGCCGAACGCAACCCCACCGATCAGCGCCGCCTTGCCCGCTTCTTTCAAACGCCTGTTGAAGTCCTCGCCGAGCTTCCCGCCCGTCTCATCATTCTCCCAGACAATCGAGTTGCCGAGCAGGAACTGATTCTGCTGAGTCACAAACCGATTAAAGAAACGTGACGCCATTTTGAAGTTTGCGCTGAAGTTATCAACTACCGCCTTGCCGCTGACCGTGTACAGAAGCTTTTGAAAGTTCGTGATGGTCACATTCTTGTGGCGGTCGTACTGATCCGCGGTTACAGCCGTCCTGTACAGCTCCGACGCTTTATGATCGTTGATCACCTCGCGTACGAAGTCCATCTTGTCACTGTCGCGCTCGCCGACCTTTAAAAAGTCCTGATATGTTTTCATCTTTCCCCCTTATGCTCGGCTCTTGGCTCGCGGCTCTCGGCTCTGCCGTGTATTAGTTCCATAGTGCTGTGTATGTGTTTTTCTTGATCGCAACGCGCTTCGTCTTTACGAAGTAGCGCATAGCATCCATCAAGTGATCGTTTTCCTTTACTGGCTTATCCTCAAGCGCCTTATCATCCCAGACGTACCCTTGTACCTCTTTCGTCCAGTTTTTCAGCGCCGGCGACACCTTGATGTTTCCGTTCTTCATCGCCCGCGCCGTCTCGCGCAGACCATCCAGCACGTTGTTATCCGCTGGTCGTACTTTGTAGCGGTGATTGCGCTTTCGGAGCAACGCAATAAAAGACGCCGCAGACGGGTCAATGATCGTCTCCACCCGCTCAAGGTTGCCGATGAACTTGTCCATATCCTCGGCGTATTCCTCGTCAGTCTTTTGTATCCCCTCTGTTCTGCCGCTCCAGTAATATTCCTTCACCGCATACCAGATACCGCCCATATTGCGCCATAGGATCGCCGCGAAAGCGTTCTGCGTTCCGTAGTCGATGCTTAGGCAGTGTTCATACAGTGATCCGCTATCTGGCTCTGGTGCTTCTTCTATCGCTTCGAGATACATCGGATATATGAGCCCTTCCGCCTGCGTCCACTCACCCTCAACATACCGCCCGTAGTAAACCGTACCCGCATACTCGCGGCACAGGTTGTCTATGAAGCCCTGCGACAGGAACGGGTTGTCAAATAGCGTATACTTCTGCAAGTACAGGTCAATTGCTGGATTATCTATGAACTCCTTCAGCCAGTGGTTCGGGCTCTCAGGGTTGCATGACCCGTCGAACACGCTATAGCTCTTATCCATACGCGACTGAAGCATGGCGAACACTTCCTTGCTCCATCTTGCCACCTCATCGCCGTAACAATACTTCACTGAAGCGCCCTGAAGCTTCGATACTTGGCTTATTTTCTCAGCGCCTAGGCAATATACTGGCACGCCGCAAATACGCGCTATATTCCTGCTGTTGATCGTTCCTACGAGCTGATCCGTATAGAGCGCCCGCATAGGCTCAAGCACATTTCGCTCAATCGTCTCCTTGCTTACGCCAAGAATGAAATTGAGCCCGCTCTCATCGCGTAGCGCTCTCAGCCTGCTCGGTATGATCACAGACAGGTCAACATACGTCTTCCCGCTCCTGACCGCTCCGACTTTCAGATTCCACCGCTTGTTCGCGTTCGCTATGTATTCGTACTGCTTCTGACTGAACTGCATCCTCTTTTACTCCTGCCAGAATCTCGTCCAGCTTATCCAATGCCCTACTATCTTCTACCTCAAGCTGATCTTTTTGACCTAGCATATTCTTGCCTAGGAATATCGCCATTGCCGCAGACTTCTCTGCTAGCTTCATCTGCGCCCGCCGCAGGCTGATTTTGCCGACCATTGAGTGCTCTTTATACACGGTCTCAAAATTCTTGCCGTATGTTCTTTGGCAGAACCGCCGTATCGTGTCATACGAGCAGTTGAAGAATCCTGATATTTCATCCAGCGTACACTGTAGTCCGCAGAGCTTTTCGAAGTTGTCTTTGTCGATCTCTTTTCTTGGTCTTCCAGCTGGCATGTATTACACCCTCGTTTCTTTCACTTCGGATCGCTCGAGCCCTTGCATATTTTCGAACGTCACATCCTGATTGTACTTGTAAATGATGTCGCCATTCTCATCCGTTCCATCTGGAATCAATACACGCTCGAATATCTTGTACGGAGATTGCCCTGACCGTGGCGTATTCCACAGATAACGCAAGTATTCTTTCATTGTCATTCCGTCGTATTTCGCTCTATTCTCCGAAGACGTTACATTGTACCCTTCCGCCTTTCTGTACTGGAACCCCAAATAGTACATGTCTTCTTCTATTTCGCTCCATCTTACACAGCCAACCTTCTTAGCAATTTGCAACGCCGCCGCGAAATGCCCTCTCGAATAGTCCCATTCTGGCGGCAATGCGCAACAGCAACAATTATCCGAGCACTCCTTAAAGTGAGCGTCAGACACATAGAATCGCATCCCCAATTCCTTGCAAAGCTCTTTCATCCTGAATACATACTTCTCTTTTATCTTTCGGTTGAGCCTTAAATACCCAACACCGCTGGAATACTTCTTGTAGAACTCAACAATGTCAAATCCACAACATTCGCTGATTGTCGCGAAATGTTCCCTTGCAACGCCAGTGGATCTTAGATCAAGGCAAAAGAATTCAGTCGTTACGGCTGTCGCCCCCGCTTCTTTCGCGGCTTTAATCAAATCAAGATAAGTCTTGTCCGATACCCCAACAATGAACGGTCTGAGCCTGAGCGTTGTTCCGCCTCTTGACAGCTTGTTGTATTCCGCCATAGCCTCAAGCCGCTCTTTTGGCGATGGGACGCCAACTTCAATCCTCTTCGCATCATGCTCATCCAACGTGATAATACTGAACTTCATGTTCCAATTGTCTGCGCCATCAAAGAGCTCTCTATACTTCGGGTCGTGGAATACCCACGCTGACTTGGTACTAAAACAAATCGGGTAGTCTATCTCCCTGAGATATTTCAATATTTCGTAAGTGACGCCATACTTCTTCTCAAAGCCATCAAATTGGTCTGAAAGCCCGCCGTATTGGATGGGTCTTCTATCTTTGATGTACTGCCAAAATTGGCTGTTTTCATTTTCCCCGCCGAATAGTTTCCTGATTTTCTCAGGATTCACTGCCTTCACTTTTTTCCCAAGATATTCCTCTTTTGATCCTCCCTTTGCGCGCCAGTATTGGCTGAAGCAATACACGCATCCGAACGAGCAATTACTATATGTATCAAAAGTCACTGGCAGTGAACAATCCGCAATCTCATTAGTCCACCTTGGCGATGAATAGCCATACTTGATTTCATTCATACTCGTATTTCCACCTCAAAATCATTATCTTTCACTCCTACGATAGTTCCGCCGATTTTTTTGTAAAACTCGATAGCTGACTCGTCCTTGCTGGTTCTTAGTGTGATCTTCTCTGCTCCGTGCTTTTGGCACAGCTGTTTTATCCGCATGATCATCGCAGTTCCGTAGCCGCCGCCGTGAGCTCCCTCTTTTACCGCTAGCTCGTACAGCCTGAAGTGTTTTCGGCACATCGTCCCAGCAAAAAAACCAACGTCGTCAAAAATCTCACACACAAATCCCTTCCCCCCCCTATAAAAGGGACACGCAAATAATTAACTGACCCTTTTACTGACTCAGCGCCGCAATCTTTTGCAATCTCGTCTATAAGTTTTTCGTCAAATCCCCTGACTACTTTCATGTGATCAATCCCGTCTCTTTATACAATTTCTTCATCTTCGGTCTGATACCATGCCAGCCACCGAACTCTCCTAGGTACTTGTGCTCAAACTTTTCAGCCCTTATCTGCGCTATTTCCTGCACAACCTCAGGGAAATCAGCCTTCATTTTGACCATTTCTTCAAGCATCCTGTCGAGATAATACCCGTTATATCTTGAGCCCTTGTAGAACTTTCGATATGCGCAAAGTGATGTTTCGATCTCGGTCACATTTGCACTTCCGCCTGCTTCAGTTATTTTCCCGACGATCAACCGTAATAATTCGTCAAGCCTCTGATCAGAAACATAAAGACGCCCGTTCTTGTCGAACTCATTTGCCGCCTTGTCATATCCGAACAAGTTCAAAAGCCCGCTCGTTGCCGTGTTCCCGTTCTTCCAGTCGATGGTCGTATTCTCAATCTCTGCTCCTACTAGGTTCACAAACATTTCAAGGAATAGGAACGCCGAGAAACGTCCGAACATATGCCAGCCTTCTATGTAGTCAATCGCTGTCTCAAGGTCAATTTTGCCGCCTCGTTGGATCTTTCTCATGAACTCCTCTACGCTCCTATGTTCACTGAACCACTCAAGACACTCCGAGAAGCTATCTCTCATACGCATATATTTTCTGTCGCTCTGGAACACGATTTTCGACTTATTTTGATCTACCCAAGACTTTATACACTTGAATACATTTCTCCGCTCTTCGAACAAAATAATGGCACTCTCGACGGAGTAAGTGATGGAGAAGAAGTATGCAAGCTCGAAGCGCTCTTGCATATTCAGCTTACGCCTGTCAGCCCACTCGACCAGAACAACCGTGTTACACTCCCCGTCGCCGTTTATATGGTAGCTGACGAACTCCTCCACCCTTTTTATCACTGACTTCATATAGCGTCCTCGATTATCTTGTGCATTTGATCTTTCGGAACTTTGCTGGTGTCAATCAGTCTCACGTCCACGCCGCACGCCTTCAGGCGCTTGTACGCTTTTATTGAGCTAATATGCTTATTCTGTAGATGTTCAACATTTATGTATTTTCCGCCGTTCCTCTGGTACAGCCTCAGTAGGCTCACATCAAGCGGCGGAGCAAAGGTTAGTCCGATATAGTGGTAGCCTAGCGACTTACACGCAATATCAAGCTCATAGGCAAATTGGAATGTGACTCCGTACATAACCGCATCTAGAATTAAAACCTTCGGTTTCATCCCCTTCAGCAGTTTCACAATGTACTCTTTCATGATGGTTTTATCTTTTATCACGCCATCAAGTCCGCCGCACTCCCGCGTGTCGTAACGCCCGCCTATGACGATCCCGTCCCGATATGTGTATGGATACTCAGTTCCTCTCACCTGTATGCTGGCAACCCTGTACCCGCCTTTGTTGATCAAGTTTCTCACGGCAGTTGTTTTGCCCGTCGCGTTTGTCCCGCGTATCTGGATTACTTTATTCATACAGCTCGCCTATGTCGTAAACAACTTTGTCAATTTCATCGACTCCGAGGAGCTTCTTGATTTCTTCTTCCTGATCGTCCTTGTATGTGATTATTACTCTTTTCTTCATGAGGTAGTCTGTCTCATTTCCGCTGTACTTCTCGATGAGTTCGTCGTCATACGGCTCAGGCTCGAAGTCGCCCGTTAAAATAGTCAACTCGAAGTCGCCGAAGCCGAAGTCTGTCATATCAAATAGGTCGGACAGGTCATCCAGCTCAAGCTTTAATGCGTCATTATCCTAAGTCGCGCGCTCTGCAACCTTATTGTCTGCGATCCTGAACGCCTTGATCTGCTCCTCATTCAGGTCATCCGCCACCACGCATGGAACCTTGTCCATTCCGAGCTCCTCAGCCGCAAGTGCCCGCGTATGTCCAGCTACAATCACATTATCTTTGTCAATGATAATTGGAACTTTAAAACCGAACTCCTTGATGCTGTTTGCTACGTACTGCACCGCGTCCTGATTCTTTCGCGGGTTGTTTTCGTACGGTATAATGTCAGCAAGTTTTTTCTCGGTGATCTTCATCCTCGTCCTCCTCTTTTTCTAGCTCTCCGCTATTGTCTCCTTAAGTTACAGCAGTCATCCCTGTTCGGATTGACATTGACGTTCCAGTATTTGAAATGCGGGCTGTAGTCCTCGCATACAGTTATCTCTGGGATGCTTATTTGCTCGATAAGGCGTTTTTTTTAATCAAGCCGAGGAAATCTATATCCGCCTTCTTTGAGCTTATAATTCGTGAAATCAACGCCTTGGAACCATTTCCGCACCCAGCTGTTTACGCGCAGGAACTCGACAACCGCCTTGTGTATCCCCAACGCGTTTAAACGCTCAAAATCCATATATTCTTCCATCAGCGGAGAAAGTCTTACCGCCACATCAAAATCAGCATTTTGCAGGCGTAGAATAGCTCTAATGCGGTCTGACGGCGCGCTTGCCTTCTCGTATGTCGCCGCCAGCTCATCATCGAGCGTCGTGACCGTGATCTGAATATGCGCCAGCTCCTTGTCGAGGATCGCCATGTACATATCATCGGCGACCATAGCCGACTTCGTGACGATCAGATAGCCGATGCCGTACTTGTTCAGTAGACGGATCGTCTTATATGTCACGCGGTATTCTTCTTCGAGTGGCTGAAAGCAATCTGTCATTCCGCCAAGGCGTATGATCGTCCCGCGCGGTATCTTCTTGACTACCTTTTCGATTTCACGGATATTGGCGACTGCTGGCTCATTGCTATCCCATAGCCCGCGGAAGTCGAGCAGACTCTTGGCGTAACAGTATGCGCAGTCATGCTGACAACCGCATCCATATGTATCGAGACGTGTCGGGTAACTGCACTTATCGCCCTCACCGCCGCCGACAGTTTTGTAAAAACTCTTGAACTCTTTCATCGAGTGTTATGGTATCACATTTTTATTCGATTGCATAGTTTTTGCATAAATAAAAGGCGGGATTGCTCCCGCCCTTCACCTTGTACAGTATGGTTCTGGTAGTGGCATCCATGCGATAACTCGTGCGTCTGATCCGAACCGTAGATGGTCATAAGCAAGACACCATGTTCCGCTTATACAACTCCCTTGCTCTACGTATCTCTTGCCATTCACCCCAGTCACTGTTGCTAACACTTCCACATCATCCTCTGGCAACCGCTCGTCGCATGGTATCCACCGCTGTTCAGCTTTTGCATCGGCATATCCCTTGTCATACTGCTGACGATCATACATCAACGCTTTCATCAGTTCTTCTTTGTCTACGCTGATACCGCAGTTCTGTACGGCTTGCACGATTTGGTTTTCCTCATGCTCGATTATCCTCGTCTGGATTTTTTCAAGCATCTTGCTTATTGGGCTTTCATACATTATTATCACCTCTCATATCTGCTCCGCAGTTTGGGCAAAAGTGCCATTGTGGATATGAAATACCAGTTATAAAACTTGTTGCTGTCGGCACGGCTTCCTCTATTTTGCATTCAGAGCAACGCCACATTTGTTCTCCATATTTTTCGCCTTCTTCTATCCACTCGCCCTGCTTCTGTTCTGGTTGCATCGTATATTCTACTCCGTTCTCATCCCATGCATTCAATGTATCTTTATTTACAATTATGACCTCTTCACAGCCTGTTTTTTCTTTAAAATCATCAATAATATTTATTATTGGATGTTCTAGCTGTGCTGATGGCATACTTCGCAGTGCAATCCTTATTTCCTTATTGCATTTTAATATGGAATCAACCTCAAGTATGTCCTTATAGACCTCATCTCCCGTATCTGGGTCATACCAGCTTTCGCACCCGCTCATAACTGCATCGCATACGTCCCTAACCAGATCAATCGCATCCTGTCTGCTGATTAAGTCACTCATGCTGTTGCACCCCCATTCTGTCCGTTCATCCTCTGCGTCATCCAATGGTATCTGTAGTGGCAGTCGTTACACTGAGCATGTCCGACTTCTAACGCTTCGATTGCCATGTTTTGAGCCATAGCATACAGTGTATGTATGTCATCCTCTCTTGTGCTTCGGATGTCTATTGGAGTGTCTCGCAATATCACAATAGCCTGTTCATTCGTCATCTGAATCACCTTGCATCCCTTCTATACATCCGACAAGATATGATGTTGCCGAAATCAGTTTGACAGTACATAGTCTTAAATCCTCATATACGTAAGCATTGCCAATCGCTTTAATCGCTTCTGAAATTGCCTTATTTGCACCCGATGTATCAATCTTCATCTGCATTACCTCGCTCTCCTCTTGAGCAAAATTCATTTGCCCCCATCGGTGACACAAGACTATGTTCATGACATGTGTGATCATCTCTCCAGTGCTTGCAATCTTTGCATCTAACCACTTCAACCATTCCGGATTCTTCAGCTATTTTCTTGACAAGACCCATGATATCATCACTCTTCATCTTGCTCACCACCTTTGAATCTTGTGTCATATATCATCTTTGACAACCTATTAAGATTTCTTTTAGCGTGTCCGTACATTGTATCAACTTCTGCCAAATCGTCTGCCACACACATTCTGTTTATTTCGCCTTTTATGGTGTCGGCAAGGAACGTAATTTCTTTTCTTTCCAATTCAGTCATTCATCATCACCGTCCTTAATAGAATTGTGCTTCTTTCAAATCCTGCTTATAAAACCAGATAGACGCATCGCATGTCCCGAAGCAACAGCGAATGTAAGCAAGGTCTGGAAACGTGTCTCGCAGGAAATCTGAAAAGTCCTCTATGTCATATTGACTTACTGTGTACTCATTCCCTTCGTGATTAGTGCCGTAATACTCCGTATGTTTTTCAAACCACTCATCAACTAGTTTGATGTCATCCTCATACATCATCCTTCCACCAGTCCTTTCCGCAGTCTCTATGACTAAAAAGTAACGCCGCGATCCCTATTGTGCCGACGCATATAACTCCAAGCAAAAATCCTATTATCAGTCCTATTAAGAACATAGCTTCACGCTTTCCGCAGGACACTTTGCACATATAAGCTTCAGAGCTTCTTCCGACGTGTCAGGATCGTCATTGAATCTGCACAAGTCGCACGGCGTTTCCAGCCTAGACTTTTCAATCATTTCGATACCCATATCAATCGCCTCACGCCGCGCCGCGTCAAACTCATCCTTGCCGCCCGTCTGCCGCGTCCTGATCCTCTGTAGCCACTTTACTGCTTCATTTCTCGTCATCGTCTTTACCTCGCCATTGCATACAATTCATATCGTAGCATACCCACTGTGCGAACCATTCAGAGTTGACGTTCTCGCAGACATAATCCTCTGCCTGATAATCCCATCTCCCGTGGTCACAGTTCGTACAATTTCTTTTCAGCTCATTCATCATATCGCTCACCTATATCGTATGTATGAAGCTCTCGCCAGCCAGCGTTCTGATCGCCGCGCCAGCAATGAACTCCGTACACTCCTCAGCTTGGCAGGGTCGTCTGTGCCCAGTAACTAGGATGTACTGACAGCAGACGTACGTCCCGCCCATCACATATCTGTATATACACCTCTTGCATTTCTCTTTATGGTCTCGCACGCTTATTCCCCCATATACGGCGTTGGAATGCGCCATGCAATAACTTTTACGTTGAAGCCATATCCAGCCCAATACAGGCGGTTATCGGCGTCTATACGTCTCGACATGATCACGCGCCGCTCCCCTACGTTTTCAATCGTCAACTCGACGTCGACTGACTCAGGCGGAACGCCTTCGCTGATCGGTATCCAGTCGTGCGGATCGCTCTCATCTTCCCACTCAGTCCAGTACGCTTCATCCGCCTCGTACATGTCGTAGTAGTCACGCGGCGTGTACTTACTCGTTAAGCAGTCAACGGAGCAATAATACTCCGAATCGTGTACCACGTACCCGCTATGCATTTCCTTGCCGCATATATCGCAATATCTATTCGTCATCTAACATACACCTCACAATCTTTCTGTTCGTTCCCCTCAGCCTATTTCCGCGCGTCACTGCTTTGCTCGCCCCTGCTTCCGTGAGCCCGAAGCGCTCAGCCACAGCCTTGAGTGTCGGTAACTCGTCAACGATCATTTCATTCTTATCGGCTGTGACAATCAGGTACACGCAGGAGCCCCTTTTTTGCGCGTTTTTCGCGTGTTTCTTTACTGGCTGGCTAATTGCCCGCTCAACGTCCCATCCACGCGATAATCGCGAAATAAGCGTGTTATACGGTATGTTATTCTGCTCCGCCAGCTCCTTTATCTTGCCGTACCTCATCCGAGCATCCCCTTTCGCATCATTTCGTCCAAGCTATCTGTCCGCTGTTCGAAGTTGGAGAACTTCGTCGCGCCTTTCGGCTTGTTATTGTCAAGTCTGTCTCTGCTGTGCCAGCTTCGTACAGCCGCCTTCCAGTCCTTCATCTTGTTGCGTCCGACCATCCAGCCGTTACTTTCGTAATAATCAATAAAACGATCCGCTTGGAACCCAACATATCCCTTCTCACTGGCGTATGCTTTTACATCGTCGATGGTGGGCGGTGCGAAGCGCTTACTACTCTCTTTCTCTTTTACTTTCTCTTTTACTTTATCTTTTACTTTTCCTTTTTCTTTTTCTTTACGTTCCGCTTCGGTTATGTTTTGGTTTTCTTTTGGTTTTTCTTCGGTTTCTTCTGGGATACTTTCAGGCTCAGTTTTGCTTTTCGGTCTGCCGCCTCTTTTGCCGTTTTCACGCCGCCTGTTATTGGCGTCAATCTGCGGCTTGATCAGCTTAAAAATTGCTGATGCTACGCCTGATAACTCTGGCTCGTTTCCCGTCAGAGCGTACTCGCAGACCGCTCTATATGCCGTCAGCTGGTCTGCGTCGCTCAGGTCGTTGATTGCGTCATAAAACGACGCGTAAAAGATAAATCCGTCCCTCATTGTGCTTGCTCCTCTATGGTTATCTCTATGCGCGGGTCGTCCTTGTCGGTAAAAAACCTGTCCGTGAATCCCGCCACGTACTTCCTTCCGTCGTCTATCAGCACGCCTAGGTCAACGAGCGCGTCCAGAATGATCTTGTGACCGTAGCCACATACGTTGTCAGGATCGCGTCTTGCGTTTAGCTCGTACCAGTCCGTCCGAATGATTACTGGATTGTTAAACTTCATGCCGCGGGTCTGTGCCTTCAGCTCCCACATGATCATGTCTTGGCAATCACGTTTCATCCGCCTGCCTACTTGCGCGTGCTTTCGACAGGCGTCGATGTATTCATTCAAACTCGGTAGGCGTCCGCTGACGACCAGCTTGCCTATCACGCGAACGGCAGGTCGGCGTCAATGTCATCTGGGATATTCATGAATCCGTCTCCCACGTCGTTGCCTGCTTCTGGGCGCTTATTCTGCTCATTTTCGGCTTTTGTTTCAACGAAGTAGGTTTCCTCTACCACCACGTCAAAAGTGTAAATTCTGCGCCCTTCCTTGTTCGTATACGAGCCAGTCTGGATTCTGCCGCATACTGCGAACTTGTGACCTTTGCTCATATACTTTTCTGCGAAGTCCGCCTGATTACCAAACGCCACGCATCCGATGAAGTCGGCTGTCTGATCTTCCCGCTTGAATCTGCGGTCGACTGCCAGCGTATACCGCGCCACGCTCTTGCCGTCCTGCGTATGTCTGATGTCAGGATCGCTTGTCAATCTTCCAATGAGTTCTACTTTGTTCATGTGATCGTCCTTTCTATATTCGCGGGGGTTGTCACACCCCCGCTTGTTATTCCGCCGCTATATGACATGAAGGAGTTATTTGCTAGAAAATGAATTGGAAACTGGTGCGGCGGTCATAACCAACTCTTGCCGAATATTCTCCTGAAGTCCTCTACTGTTCCGAAGTGCGCTAGGAAGTCGAGCTCTGCCTCTGTCTTGAGGATCAAGTCCAGCTCCCTGTTATGATGCACTCCGTTGTTTCCTCTGTGGCATCCAGCGCAGAGCGGAACGACATATCCGTATCTGTCTGAGACCTTCCTGTTCGCCGTCCCGAAGAAGATGTGATGGACTTCCGTCCCGTATCTCCCGCAGACGTAGCATTTCGTCATATCGTTCGTCAATCTGCTATGTGCCACTGCTGTATCATCCTTTCCTTTTCCTCTGGCGTTACGGTGTCGATGCCAAGCTCTTCCGCCGTCCTGATCACTCCTGACAGGAGCACGCTCATTTCTTTCGTGTCGTACAATGATGAACCCTTGTAGCACTGGTATGTATGTACGTCAACCTCTTTTCCGCTCCGCGTCTTCAGCGGGCTCTCGCCGCGGTCAATAACGATCCTGAATACCTTCCTGAGCTCCTCTGCTTCCTCTTCGGTCGCTGGCAGATACATGAATGTTCCGAATGTCATCAGCGCCCGCATATATAATTCCTCTTTGGTCGATCCGTTTTGCAATACCGCCTGAATCTCTCCAAGCAGTAGCCAGAGGTAGTTATTTGCGTCCAGAGACCGTTTCTTGCGGTACTGCGTGATCTTTACTGTCAGCTCTTTGTCGAGCAGTTTTTCGGCGGTTTCTGGCTTCGTGTCAACTTCCACCGTCAGGCGGGTTCTCCCTGTACGGAAGTCCCGCCCGATGTCCAGCAGTCTGCCTTTACTTACCATTGGCTTTCTCCTGTGCTTTTCTGATCCACTCGTTTATTGCCGCGTACTCGGTCTTGCTCAGGTCAGTCAGCTTTTTCTTCCCGAAGTGGCTCAGCCACTTGGCTGTCTGGTTCTCGTTGAGGATCGCGCCGAGCACCTCAGCTTCATTTGCCGTGATGCGGTCTGACTTTGCGTCAAGTTCCTCGGATGAAATCTTGTCAGGGTCTTCGCCAGTCGGCAGTGCGAAGGTTCTCAGCCACATATACTTGAAGGCGTATGTCATCGCCTTGCCTGATCCTTTGTCCTGACTGTCCGCTCCATCACCGCAGGAAACAATGTCAATGTACTCGCCTGACTCCGTATCGACCATTCTGTAGGTCACGTCGACGTGAGTGATCTGTCCCTCACGATTCCACTCCTGCTTGATCGGGAATACGATCATCTTCTGCTTGATCATTTCCGCCCGCATGATGGTCGTGACTTTCTCTTCGCTGAGCGCCTTGTAATTCGTCTTACCATACGCCACGGTGTCATCTTTCTGAAGCCGCTGTACGGATTCCATGATTGCTAATATCTTCTGATACAGGTTCATCATTCTGCTCTCCTTTCCCACTTAAACATGCTACCCTTAAATCTCTTATATCCTGCTGTGATCTCGTCCATCAGCTTGTCCGCATTGCCCCATGTGTAAGAGTTATCCCAGACGAAATCAAACAGGCAGTCCTTACAAATATCTACGTGACCGTCTTCGAGGTCGATGGAGAGGTGCACCTCGCAATCGCGATGCACCTTCCCGCAATAGTCGCACTTGAAATCAAAAGCGTTATTCATCATTTTTGTCGTCCCCCAGTGCTATTTTCATCGCCTCGTATGTTGCTGAGTAGATAACCTTATACAGTCGTTCGTAGTCAATTGCGTCGTACTCATCGAGCGCGTTCGCGAAGCTCTTCTCAATCTGTGCCTGCGTCAGATGATCAAAACCGCTTAACTTCGGTTTGTTAGCAGGCTCGTCAGTCTCATTGATCAGCTCATACTGCTCTTGTTTGATTCCATATGCTAACTCAAGGTAATTGGCATCAACCTGAAGAATATAGCCTTTACGAATCTTATTCGGAAGCGTTTGCGGTACATATCCCATTTCCCGAGAAATGTATGAGCATGAATGACCAGTGGAGTTGATCAGGCTTTTCAGCCGATCTTCATCAATCATGATCTTCTTATACGTTCTTATCATTCCACACCGCCTTCCTCGTCCTCGATGTATGCCCAGTAGGTGATTTCCATCGCATTTTCCGCCTCGTCGTTGTGATCCTGCGCGTTCCATGCGTCGTGCTTCTTGGAGTAGTTGAGATACTCCTCATACCAGTGTTCTTCACCGTCGATTTCATAAAAGTGTCTTGTTAAGTGACGACCAGACTTGGCCGGTCTTGCCACGTCGTTGTTGATCCATATGACCTTTTCTGTGAATAATGTTTTCATTGCGCTTATCTCCTTTTTCTGTTATACTGAACGTGAACCAGCAATGGCTGGTGTCATTGTGCTTGAGGGCGTAGATGTGTGCCGACATCTGCGCTCATTTTCTTTTAATTGCGATCAGTGCCGAAGCAATAAAGATTGGCAGGAAGATTGCAATTCTGATAGTTCCATGTGCCAGCGTGATCGTATTGCAGTCCAGAGCTCCCACTGTGCCGAGCAGGATGAAGAACGCGAACACCGCTGTAATTCCCATTGCTACTTTCATTAGCTCTCCTTTCTCATGCTTTCTAGGATTTCCTTGTCGCTGAACCCAAGCTCGCGAAAGACGATCCTGAGCTCTTCCAAGCTGAAGCTCATCGCCGTGATCTTCTTACTGAGCGCCGACTGCGTGCATCCTAGCTTTCTGGCGACCATCGCCTGCGTGATGCCCTGCCGTCGCATCTTGCCATAGATACGTTCCTGCATCAGCCTGTTTTGATAACCTCTGTCGAGCTTCGTTCTCGGCATGTTCTCACCCCTTCCAGAACAGGTACTCTATATCCAGCTCAGGAAAGAATACCTTATGAATTTTGAGAACTTCCTGTGCCTTGAAGTCGCCGCCCGTGCCGTTGAGATTCTTACTAACCGATACATCCCTCTTTCCGATAAGTTCGGCGACGTCGGCAACCTTGATACCCCGCCGCTTCATTTCAGCCTTGAGGTTGATGTAAGCATTACGCATCCACTCACCACCTTTCTGTTTACTCAATTGCATATTTTCTACTGTTATTATAATTCCTTTGCGTACAAAAGTAAAGCTTTTTTATTTAAAAGCATAAAAAACATTTTATAATCTAGCTGTAAACCGTTATTTTTTATACAGGAGGATTATAAAATGATTGGAACGAAGCTGAAAGAATTATTGGAAACACGCAACATAAGAGTAGCTGAGCTGTCGCGCATCACTGGTATAAGTCCGCAGACGATATACTCGCTGATCAAGCGCAACTCTGGCGGGGTTGATATAGACACGCTTCTCAAAATCTGCCACGCGCTCAACGTATCACCTGAGTACTTCGGCTCAGACGATGTTGCTCACGTTACAGACAAGAAGCGTGACGCGCTTATGGCGCTATATACGCAGTTATCGGACGCAGGCAAGGACTTACTAATCGGACACGCAAACGAGCTCGTGCAGCTCGGATACGTGCGTATAAAAGGCGCAGGAGTAGAGACAGCATAGGGTGGAGGGTAATAAAATGAAAATAGAAAAGCTTCCGTCAGGATCGTATCGTGCGCGAAAGCGGATCGACGGAAAAGACGTGTCAATAGTTCTGCCGTATAAGCCGACGCAGAAAGAAGCGCTACAGCTTTTGATAGAAAAAGCCTCTGGCAAAGACAAGCTGAAACTGACCTTTGCTGAGGCTGGTGAAGAATATATACAAGGAAAAGCGGCGACCATATCGCCATCGACTGCCGTCGGTTATCGGTGCATCATTAATAATCTGCCGAGCTGGTTCACTGAATCAGCGCTCGGAGATATAACATCATGGGACGTTCAACGGGTGGTCAATGAGCAAGCTGATGGTCTGAGTGCAAAGACGGTGCGCAATCGCTACAGCTTTATTTGCGCCGTTTTTAGCGTTTTTCGACCGCAGTTGGTTATCTCAGCGACTCTGCCGCAAAAACAGCAGGAACAGCCGTATTTACCGTCAGACGACGACATACGCGCGATCATAAACCACGTATCTGGGACTGAGTACGAGATACCGCTCAGACTCGCATGTTATGGTCTGCGGCGATCCGAGATATGCGCCGTAACATCCGACGACTTATCGGGAAATAACCTAACCATAAGCAAGGCGAAAGTAACCAGTAACCAAGGATGGGTCATCAAGCAACCAAAGACAACCGACAGCGCGCGAACGATCCTGATTGACGCGGAGCTGGCTGACATGATACGATCCGCGGGCGTGGCGTTCCGTCATAACCCTGATCGTATATATAAGGCGCTAAAGCGGGTGCAGAAGGAACTCGGTCTGCCATCGTTTCCGCTCCATGCTTTTCGGCACTACTACGCGTCGACTCTCCACAGCATGGGAGTATCCAACGCGGCAATCCAGCAGAACGGCGGCTGGCGGACGGACTACACGATGAAGCGGCACTATATCCAAGCGGTACAGGATGAAGCAGACGAAGCTCAGCGGGCTTTCATGGATCGCATGACAACATATGACGACGGCTCGAATGATAATCAGGAATGATATATGCCGCGATGGAATAAAAAAAGAAAGCCATATTTCGCCGTATTTCAGCGTTTTATGGCTCCCACTAGGAAATACCCGTATATAACAAAAAAAGCGCGAGACGGGACTCGAACCCGTCTCAGAATCGCTATAAGTAGCTTGGTTATGCGCTTTTCTTTTCTTCCGTGACAACATATGACAATTTGTCGTCGTTTTTCAGCTCGTCGATAATGTGTGAAGCGGTCTTTCTTATCGCATCCAGATTCTTGCAGAGCACCTTGCTGTCCTTGCCCTTGCTCCAGCTCGCGACGTAGCCGAACGAGTACTCCGAAGTGTCGAGTCCTAACTGCTGGCAGACGACGTACGCAACGCTCTCAGCCTGCACTTCTTTGTCCATGCGGTCAGCTTCCTTCTCCAGACCGTCGTCTGTGTTATGAAGGATCGCGTGTGCGACTTCATGAAGCATCGTCTTGACTGTCTGAAATTCACTCAGCCCGCTCTTTACAACGATCCGCTTCTCAGCGTTGCTGTAGTAGCCATATGCGCTGTCGTCGAAGTCCTCAATACTGATCGGCACTGGCGACAGCCGCTCGATTGCTTCAATCAGCTCGTCGTATCCGTTCACCGCGCATCGGAGTTCAATGCTCAGCTTCGGTAGCTCCTCGCCTTCCGTCTGGCTGATGTCGAATACGCTGGTGGTCTTGAACGTCGTCCAGTGTATCACCTTCTCCTCGCCAGTCTCCTCGTCGATTACCAGCTTCTTGTGCGGGCAAGGTGCGAGGATCGTGATTGCCTTCTCACCTTTTTTGACCTGACGCCCGAACTTTGTCTGCCAAGCTTTGTATCCTGCGACCGCTCTGGCTGTCGGCATCTGCATTGCGATCAGCAGGCAGTTGCTTGCGCTGTAGCGGTGGAACTTCGAGAATACGTTAAGCATTGCCTTGTATCTCTCGCTCTCGAATACCTCAGCCACGCCCTGCTCCAGTTTCTTTGCGATCTCGTCCAAATTCTTCTTTGCCATTGTGCTCTCCTTCCTGCGGTGTGCCGCCGCAACTCGTATCTCTTAAGTTAAGTCTATTATAACGCCTGCTTTTGTATATGTCTAGCCATATATTTAAAAAAGTTCAAAAAAAGAAGACCATCAACGTGATCTTCTTTCAATGTCCTGTCTGATCAGGTCTTTCAGGTAGCCCTGCCTGTTCGGTACTCGGTTGAGCATTTCCAAGATGTCTGCGTCCGTCCGCTTGTTGAACTTGAACGTCATCTTGGTGATGTTCTCTCGCTCGTACTTGGCACTAGCCCGCTTCTGCGCTTCGCTCGGCATGATCTTCACCCCCCTTCCAATTGATTGTATCAGTCGCGCCATACATCAGTCAAGCCTGTACACTTCATAATCCCGCTTGCTCTCGTCCAGTGCGATCATGTCGCAGTGCACGTTCCCGTATGCGCGCGCCTCTTCCTCGGTCTCGAAGCTATCCATTGTGCTCGTCCACTCGCCCCAGCTTGTCTGAGTCCATGTCCTGCAAATCCATCTTGCCATGCTGTAGTCCTTTCTGCCCGTATAGCCGATAGCACAGCTATGTTCTACCTACTTCGACAACGATACAGTATAGGTAACCTCGAAGCTATCTCCTTCCGATCCGCTACTTGATAAAATCTCAGACAGCTTGTCGAGCCACTCGCCTTCCTCTGAGAGGAATGTGTAGAAGTCGCCTACCTCATATTCTTTGCTGAACTTCTTGCCGTCGTCAAACGACTTCTCGATGGTAATCATTGCTAACATTGTGCTTGTCCTTTCTCCCCGTCGTGCCGATAGGTCAGCGATCATATTATTCAGCTGTAATCAGGTCGTACAGCTTTGCTTTCAGTTTGATAGTTTCCTCTTCGAGCTTTACCGCTCTTACTTCCTGCTCGCGGTATCTCGCGTACATCTCCTCGCCGTACTCCTTGCGCTCCCGCGCCTTCTCTCTCCATGCGTCGCAATCGCCGGTCAGTTTCGCGCACTCGGCTCTCATTTCGTCCATGTCTTCCTTGAGCTGGTTATACTGTCCTTGCAACGCCCACTCACCATTTTCTGCGTCGTTAAGCATTGCCTCGTAGCGCTCAGCTCTGTGCATCCAGCTATCTGCGAAGTCGTTGTCGATGTTGCTCTCTGCAACCTCAAAGCATCCTTCAAATGCCATTCCGATGTAGCTGTCCTCGCCGAGTCCCTCAACGATGTTTCTGATCTTCTCCAGTGCCTTGCGTTCTTCTGCTTTTGTTGCCATTGTGCTATCTCCTTTGCTTGTGTGCCCTTTTCCTTGCTACTTTTCAGCGATGCGACCAGAGTCTTGATCGTGTCCGCCCCGCTTACTGCTTCGTCTTAGGTTTGGGCTGTTGTCTTTTGTTAAGTTTATTATAGGGCTTCCCCTAGTATATGTCAAGCCCTATATTGAAATTTTTTCAAAAAAAATTATAGAGGACTCGAAAGCCCTCTATAATCGTCTCATTATTCCGTTGTACAATGCAGGGTTCGTGATCTGGATTGTGCTCATTGTCTCGTCCATGAGCGCCCATACCTCTTCGGACTTCTTTCCCCTGATCGCCGTCAGGAACTCGGTATCGCCGTAGTCCCCGACGGTCGTCTCGCCTTTTACTTCTACAAGTGGCTCCGCCTTCTTGTATAGGTGGTCATAGATTGTGTAGAACGTTGCCAGCTTCTCACAACTCTGATAGTTGACTGGCGACCGTTCGCACTCAGCTATTGCTGATTCCAGCTCTTTCCTCGTGATCATTTCATCTGCTCAATGTTCCGCCGAAGCTCGTCAAGCTGTTCCATCATTTGATGCTTGTCCATGTCTCGGCTGTATCCGCGTCTGTAGTCATCCCTGCTGTATCTGCCCATGCTGTCGCGTCTGTAGCTGTTGCCGCGTGAATAGTCGTCGTTGGAGTAATCATCCATAGCCTCGATGGTTTTCAGCGACTTGATGGAGTGGGTCAGCTTCTGAACGGTGTCGAGTGATCCCGCCGTCAGCTCTCCATGCTCGGCAATCTTATCCAGCTCATCGCACAGCATATGCTCAAGCTCTTTTCCGTATCTCATATCGTTCTCCTTATGCTATGCGCGCAATCGTCAAGTTCGCGTTCTGTACGTTGATACTCTGTGCTAGTGCGGCTCCTACTGGCTCGGTCGTATTCTCAACCGCCAGCGTGAAGCAACATCCTCTCGGCACGGTGATAATCGCCGTGCTTGTGATATTGAAGTATTCATCCACCGCCGCGGGTGTCACAATCGCCCTGCTGGTCAGGATCGGTTCGCCGTCAACCGCCAGAGCCAATGAGATAGCTCCAGCCGTCCCATCTTCTGGAACAGCGATATTGCCGTTGAACGTCACCTGATACCGAGCGAAGCAAGCGCACGGATTATTGACGATACCGCGCAGAGTTACAAGCCCGCTTTCGTTACGATGTAAGACGTAGCCCTTATTGCACGGGATAGAATCATTCAGAATGACGTTCTGCCCTGCTACTACTGTCTGTATCGGGTTATAGGTAAACTCAGCCATGTCGTCCTCCTATGCGCCGCAACCGCACCCGCCGTATGTCGGCGTACAACAGTTCGGGTTCTGTACCACGTACGCAGGAATCGGAGCAGGGTTCAGATACTGCTCTAATGCGGTTGTCTGTGCCGCATTGTCAGCTAAAATTCTGGACGTCTGCGCGTTCTGGGATGCCTGCATATTGGCAAGATTGATCTGTGTCTGAAGGTTTGCGTTCTGAGTCTTGAGCGCGTCAATTTCCTGCTGGCACATCTTGTCGAGGATCGCCTGCGTGTTAGCGGTGTTCGATGCGATCACGTCTCGGAGTGCATCAGAGATTGCGGAACGATCCGCGCAAGCTTCGGTTGCTACCGTGTACTTCAGATCAGCGATGCCAGCTCTGTTCTCACAGCAACAGTTCTGTAAGCCCATTGCTAGGTCATTCATTCCACCAGTGATTGCGTTCTGTGATGCAAACGCCTGATTCATATTTGCGATCTGTCTTGCATTGTCGGCAATCTCCGCCTGAGCAAAGCCGTTCGCAACACCTGCATTTACTCCGGCAAATCCGCCGCACAGTGCTGTCTGTACGTCGCCGAAGCCCGATGTGATTGCATTCTGTACGCCGCTAAGACCGCTCATGACTGCGGACTGATCGAAGCCGCGCTGTACGTCGTTGTTGATGTACGGCACTGCATTGTTCCCGCCGCCGAAGCCGTTGCCCCAGCCGCCGTTCATGGCGAATAGGAAAAGAACGATCAGCCACCAAGCGCCATCGCCGTTCCATCCGTTATTCTGGCTTCCGCCTGTACATGCGAAGATGTCGGCAGGAGTCATAGATTCTGCTGTCAATGACATAGTGTTTCCTTTCTACCGTTATCTTTTACGGTGAGCGACTGCCATCTTATCGGCAGTCGGTTGATTGGTTGTATATCAAGTGCACTGATACCTACTTCATCATGCCTCTGATCTGGTTCGCCATCTGCGCCAGCCGGTTAAACTGCGCCTGACTCATCTGACCAGAGTTGAGCATATTCTGTACCTGTTGCTTCGGATCGCCAGAAAAACTCTGCCTGAACTGGTTGAACTGGTTCATGAGGTTCTGCATCTGGCTCTGCCCGCCTAGGATGTTGTATAAGTTATTCATCTTTCTTTCCCTTCTTCGGTTTCAAGCTCTCCGCGAACTTTGCAAGCGTATCCTCTAGCTCAGAGCGCGTGACGTACTGTTCTAGGTCAATATTCGGCTCATTTTGAGCTTTTTCTTGTGTCGTCGGTGATTTTACTGTCCGTTCTGTATAATCGAATATTCTCAACGGTAGCGGCATACCTGACGCGTCCGCGCTCTTGATATAAAAGCACGTCGAGTCGCTATCCATCAGCAGGACGCTCTGTCCCGCTCCGACCATGTATGATCTCGCCGCCGCTTCGCCCTGCACCCATACGATGCCATTGCTCTGCGGCTGGTACTGCGCGGGCTGATAGCTCGCGGGAAAGTAGTTGTTATACGCCATCATTTATTCTCCTTCCGCCAGTAGTAGACTGGCACCTCATTTCCAGAGTCCCACGTGTCATAGAAATATCCGTCTATAACCGCTATGACATGCGACCCTGTCGCCAGAACGTACCGCCCCTGCGGGTGATCCTCGCAGAAGTCATTGACCGTGTAGCAGGCAGGACACGAGTCAGGTATGATCATGCGGCGGTATCCCTTGCCGTGAAGATACTCGCCCCATACGTGATTGCTTGACGGCATATCACGCAGTCTGAAGCCCTGAATCGCGACTCCCATGTATACGTTCTCCCACGGCATGTCCAGCACGGTAGACAGCGCTCGTATCACGCAGTCACCGACGCGTGCGCCGTCTGGATTCTCGTTGTGTCTTATCCACATAGCTCTTATCCTCCGCCCTTATAATGGCAAAAGAAAAGCACCCAGACAATGAAGTCTGAGTGCATATTTCGTGCATTTCATAACCATCTTATGAGCCGTTGTTCGCCCTTGTAGACTATATTCTTTACTTGTCTGACGCTCAACCAAAACTCTTCCGCAAGTGGCTCGAAGTGTATGCCGTCGATGAACCGCCGCTTTAGAATCGCTCTATCACGCTGGCTGTGAATATACTCGTCTATCAAGAAGGCAATCTGACTATTTGCGTATCCGCGTTCCTCTGCTCTTTCCATTTTTTTTAGTCCTGCGTCTGACCCTTTTTACCACGATTATCCTTGCCATTGACAATATCCCCATCATTTCCGATATAGTTTGCCGCACCCTGCTTTGCATCTATCTGCACGGTACTCTGTTCGCTTGCGTAATCGTACTGGCACCATGCGTACAGCCACGCGGCGTTACTCGCAAAGATAATAATCAAAGATATGATCAGCGCAAGCACTAGGCGCTTTACAGTGCGCTCGTTCTTTGCCTGCGCGCTCTCGTATACGATGTACGGGATGTTCTTTTCTTCCATCAGCTCATCCTCTTCAACATGTGCTTATAGGTCTGCTTTCCGTAGCTTCCGTCAACTGTGATCTTCTCAGCACGCTGGAAGTTCTTCACGGCTTCCTTGGTCAGTGCTCCGAAGCTTCCGTCAAGCGCAAGTCTCTCTCCATGAGCCCGCGCTCCGACCGCGTTGAGGTTTCCCTGTAGTTTCTTTACCTGACTGCCAGTACAGCCTTTGTACAGGACTGGCTCTGCGACAGCTCTCTTGCCCGTTGTCGGGCTTTTCTGTCCTGCCAGCGCACCATCGTCAAGTGCCACGATAACATGCCCGTACGGCTTGATTATGATATCGCCCTTTTTGAGGTATGAGTCGCTCTTGCAGTACTTCGATCCTGTGTATAGCTTGAAATGACCCGTCGCCATAAGTCCGTTCGCAAGGTTGCCAGTATACAGGGCTGAGGGCAGGAGCGCCTTGCCGAATGTGCAGTTAACGCCGCACACAACCAACTCTGAGCAATCGCACTCAACCTTCGTGCTGATCCTGTTCGCATTCCAGCCGACCTTCTTCAGGGCGGTGTATAATGTCGTCCTGTTACTCTGATCATACCCGATAAGCGCGTTCATGCACATCGACTTGACAATGTTTGCGAACAGGCTCGCCTTGCTTCTATCTTCCCACCTGACAACCTGAGTCTGTCCGAAGTAGTACCAGCCCCCGACCTTGACCTCTTTTCCGTTCTGATCTCCAGCACGCCCGCCGTGAGCTCTACCGCGCTCGTCGATGGACGCCCATCCACACCTACTCATTATCATCACCCGCCTCAGGCAGTCCTTTGAGTGACATAAGTACGCAGACGACCGCCGCAAGTCCCGCAGTGCTCGCTACGTGTCCCCAGTGGACTTCACCGAGTGTCGTTGCCGATCCGATAGCCGTCAGCGCCGCTGTAGCCGCCGCACCGATAGCCGACTGGATAACCGTTCTATAAGCTCTTACAATAATCGCTTTTACCAACTTCATAGTAATCCTCCATATATTGTACATCCGCCTGCCCGCTTTGTTATGAAACATGAAAAAGAAAAAGTAACTGGTGGTATCTATCAACATCAAAGGAGACAATCGTTGCGGACAGGCGGGTGATACCTAGTTAATGCTCTTTACAGTCTGCTTTCGTTCGAAACTTCTGTACTCCTGCTTGATCTTCGTGGCGTACGCAAGCGCCTCGTGCATATCTCCGTTGCACTTCGCGTCTGGTATCCGTTGCACAGCCTTTGCCGTAGCTTCTGCCAGACTTATCGACGCCATAGTCATTTCGATCAATAGATTGTCGGACAGCTCCTTGGCTTCTTCCCGCTCCTTGCGATCCGCCTCTCGCTTGTCCATCTGCTTATTCAGGCGGGTAAATACGAAAGCCGTGATAGCTGACGGTATCCCCGCCGCAACCACAATGGTCACTATGAATCCTGTAATAATCTCCATCAGCCTGTCCTCTTCCATACGTACACTGCCAAGTACGGCGGCATATTATTATGCGCTCCACCGCCACCTACACTGGTGTGTTCATGCGATGCGTTAATTTCCATACTTGCAACTGCTCTGGCATTTGATGAGTTTCCAGTGTAATTAACTGTGTTTCCTGCTGAATGAGATACTATCCCACTCGTTCCAACCGTTGCATTTGCAACACCTGTTGCGTACCATGTGCCAGTAAGAGATTTACTCCCATGTGTATGTGCAGGTATCTCACTCGTTCCTAATGTATGTGTCGCTTCGCCACCTGTTCCGCCTGCTACTATATCCGCTCTCGAATTTCCGCCAGATGCCCCGCCATCGGTTGCCGCTAGTAGAAATCTGCCCGTGACCCGCTCCCACGTGCCGCCGAATAACTCAGCTGGGTCTGTCGGATAGTCGCTTATGTAATAGCTACCGACTGGATGCGCCGCGTCGAGAATCTGCGTGCGGATCGTTTTCATGTATTCGCGGATTGCGTGTTCTGTCTTATTCATGTTCTACTCCTGATAGACGATTACCCTGCCGCTATAGTTCACGTTTGTCATGTTGACAGAATAGGGGTTGCCGATAGTAACGGTTGCCACCTTGTTATTACCAGACTGGCTCCAATACCCGACAGAATAAGGAAGTGGATAATGCGTGCTTCCATTCTGCCCGTCAAAGACCATATCTCCACGTCCGAGAACCGTCTCCGATTCATCGGAGCTGATTTTTACGCTTGCCGTTGTCACGGCGCCAGCGGCAAGGCTCCCGATGCTCGAAACCAATGAAATTTTCTTATCAGTCACCGTTCTTATTTCCGTCTTTGTCTTATCATCGTTGAATCCGTATGCCATTATTCTCCTCCTGCGATTTTCATCACGATCACTTCCACTGGGTTCTCATCAAGCAATGCCTGCACCTCATCTCTGGTAGAAGAAGTTGTGAAATCCGCAAGCATCGGCAAATCGAATATAATATCGCACGTAGAGCTAGCTGGCCAATAGCCAACAATGTCATAATCATCATCAGTTAGCAACAGCCCATTTTGGTATACCTGTATCCCATAATTGCTTACTTGGTTTGGATTGAATGCGGGATATGGGACTGATACTGCCGCACACCAGTGGACAGTACCTCCCGAAGGCTGATACTGATATGCCACAGCTTTTCGTCTTGCATATAACGTGAGAGATGATTGGATGCTCTCCGACATGCTCTCCGCCATGTTCTGGATGCTCGTCTGGATTGTGCTCAGGTTATTCTGCACGGTGTCGATAACTGGATTGAGCATCACCCGATGGTCAATCAAACTGTTAAAGTTAATGCCGTCCAGCCGTACTTCCCAGAGCGGGACTTGATGCGTCCTGCCTGCGTCAATGTCGCCAGTCGTATGGCTCGGTGTCTTCCACTCAGTCGTGCTGTAAGCGCCCTGAATAACCTTCAGCTCCATCTTCTCCAGCGTGGTCGGAACCCCATCAATTTCGCTGTCGTACTGGCTGTACTCAGCAACGATCAAGTCTGCCCGCCGCTGTCCGTCAACGCCGTTCGCAATCTGTAAGTGATCCTCGCCAGACGATGCTCTTGTACGAGCCAGCCTACCCTGTGTAATGAGCAAGCCGTCTGACACGATCAGCTCCGTTGTTCCATTCATCCGTGCCGCAAGCTGGTTGCCGAGCGGCAGTACATAATCCCCGCTACCGACCATCATCTTATAAATTGCCGCATCGTCAGCCGCGTATACGTGCTGTTCCCCTGTTTTTCCTGTGATCAGTTCCATTACAAATCTCCTACGATATACTCGGCTTTCAGCAAGCCGTTCTCAATGGTTATCTCGATGTTGGAAACTGGCTCGTGCATCGGCGTGTCAGTGTACTCATCCTTGCCGCCGACATAGTCGCCGATCACGACCTCAAAGTCGTCCATCATCATGGTCTGGCTCTTGGTTTTCTTTTGTTGCTCAAATTCCTTTATTCCGTCCTCTACCATGCCCTCGTAGTGATCGACTGTCAGGCGGTAGAACCGCTTCGGCTCAAAGATCGGCGCGTGATAATCCTCGCCGCGCGTGTAGTATGTTCCAGCGCTCCAGCTCGGAGTCACCTCTTTTGTCCGTGCCGTGAATACCTTGCCCTTCTCAAAGACTGGCGGGACGGTGTAGTTATCACGCCCGTAGTGATTGCGCTTGGAAAAGGACGGATATTCCTTCTCCTTGCCGTCGTCGTTCGCCGCAACGCTCACCCACTTGGCGTCTTTTCTGCTCAGGCAGTCAACGAGCGTGACCTTCTTGCCTGTTTTCTTCTTCTTGTCCGTGTAAGTGATCTTCTCGTACACCCGACGGTAGTATGAGCTGAAGTTCGTGTTCCAGTCGCTCGGCTTCTTTGTCAGCTTCACGTACTTGCTTTTCTCGACGCCCTGCCAAGTCCGAAGCTCGATGCCCGTACCAGTCTGAAACTTGTAGTAATAGTCACCATAGTTGCCGCCCCAGTCAGACGGCTGTGCTGGTACTTCTTTCGCTGTCGATACGTCTGGCTCGGAGCTTGGCGAAACAGCCGAGTAGCTTTCTTCACCAGTCTCGGCGTCGATGCTCTTGGTGAAATAATTGCGATAGTTCGTTGTCCAGTCAGACGGCTGTTTAGTCTGTAGCGTGTAGAAATCCCCGCCTTCTGCAACGACCTGATCATAACTCTCCTTGACTGACCCGTCTTCCTGCGTCTCGATATTGTGAGTGTAATAGCTGGCGAACGTCTGCTCCCAGTCATTCGGAGCCGTGTCGAGCGGCTTATACTTCTCTGTTCCGCCGCCACCGCTCTCAATGTACTCGCTGATCTCGTCGACTCCGAATAATACTTGCTGGCTCTTATCTAGGATATAGTCAGAGTCCTCATACGGCGTTTTTACGCTCGTATACGGCTGTATCCCGCCGTTTTCGTCCGTGAATAGATGAATCTTACGCCATACGCGTTCATCGTCTTCCCCCTCGATTATGAGGTGATTCGGGACGTCATTATTGACCGCAATCTTGAAGCCAGTATCCACGATGTTCGATGCCTTGAGGTAGTCCGTGTAGTCCTGCCGCAGAACTGGCGTTAGGTGTACCTTCCTATCAGAGCGGAACGCGTATACGAAGTTGCATTCAATGCTCTGAGCCATGCCAGTCAGCGCGTCATATAACGTCGTCGCCATCGGTATAGTGTAGCTGACTTCCGTGTCAATCGATGAGTGCACGTCAGGATCGTCCAATACATACAGCCCGTCCAGACCGCTTTCAGTAATAAGCTCCTCGGCGCAGTCCTTAAGCTCGCCGCGCATGAGCCGCCCGCCGTGGTCTGCGTCGACGAAGTGGCACGCAAGAATACCGCGCCAGCTCCGTCCTGTATACGTCACGCTCATCTGGTCGGAGTTGCTTTCGAACGCTCCAACCTTGCCACCGAACTCGGTGTCAGGGATATACCAGAACCCATCCGCCTGAAGCACTGGCTCTGGTGTCGTGATCTGAAAGTCCTTCTCCCCCGCAACGTCCAACTTGATCTCGTACGTATCAAGCACCCCGACGTCGACAAGCTCATGGTCGGCGTGATATACCTCTTCGATGTCTACTGCATATGCCATCGCGGTTCACTCCTCTCCTCTATGAGCTGTACACCCCAGCGGAACGCGCCATTCCATGAAATGGTCTGCCGTCCTGTCCCGATACGTTGGAAGATGTTATATGCGCTGTCACGCGCTCCGAAGGCGTTGATCACAGCCCCGTCCGCAAGCGTCAGCGTTATCGTCTTTTTGGTTGAGTCGACGGTCAGATATGCGCCGTCTGGCACTTCAATGTCGACGTGAATGACCGTATCGCCGATCCTGATCTCTGGTCTGTCTGCCGCGCCGTGAATAACCACGATGAAGTCACTGCCGAGGACTGACGGGTTGACAATGTCTGTGACGCTCTTTGTATCGCGCATGTAGTCAAACGCGTAGTCATAGCCTTCCTCGTAGTCCTTGACGCCAGTCTGTGTCTGTACCTCAGGGTCGATGTCCTGCTCGGTATAGCTTTCCTTCTTCGTGATGTGATACCAGCTCTCACGCTCCCGCACGACGGTCAGCTTCTTCTTGATTGCTGGCACGCCAGCGCTCCACTTCGTCGTATCCGAAGCGATAATATAGCAGTACGTGAACCAGCCCTTCTCATCAGCTCCAAGCGTATCGTCCTTGAAGTAGAGCTTGCCAAGCTCGCCGTCATATATATCCTTCTCAATCAGGTTGTTGAACGCGTCTGTCGCCTTGTTGCGATCCTCTTCCGTCTCGCCTAGGACGTGGAGCGTGATGCTGAACGTGCCTATGTCTTTTGCGAAGCCCGCGACCTTGTTGCCGCGGCGGTACTCCTTCTGCGTGTACGACCAGCTGTAGCTCATCAAGTCCTCAACGCTCAGGTAGTACGGATGCTCGGTCAGCACCAAGCTCTCGCCCCTGTTATTCTCATATGTTACCGTGTATCTCATAAGACTCCCTGTGCGGCTTTCCGCACTACCTTGCCATATGTGTACTTGTCGACGCTGATTCCCATGCCATCGACCGCATTTGCCATGCCTTCCTGTAGCGCAGGAATAAGCTGTGCTACCGCGTTGGATACAGCCGTTGCGAACGTGTCCTCGCCGTCGTCGCTGAGCTTATACGTCAGAGTGTCGCTATAATCGCTCAGACCGCCCATTTCGCCGCCTTCTATAGCAACATCGCCTATTTCATCGTCGAACATCGAAACAGCCGTATTTGCAAGATTATCAATCGCATCAAAGAACGTCCCAGCGTTCTGCTCGATACCAAGCGCCGCGCCGATAGGAATCCATTTCGCCGCTTCAGCAAATGCCTTTGACGGTGAGCTGATCCCGAGTTTCTTCTTGAACTTCGCCAGCGCATCTTTTCCGAGATTGGTGAACTTGGTGAACAACTGTCCTGCCCAGTTGCCGACACCTTGGATGATACCCTTCACCGCGTCGATACCAGCCTGTACCCAGTCCATGTCCTTAAACTTCTGGAGCGCTTTCTTTGCCATTTCCTTGATCTTCTCTGGCAAGTGCGACGCCCAGTTGGCAATGCCGCTTATGATGTGTTTAACGATGCTGACGCCAGCGTTGAAGAACTGTGTAAGCTTGCTCGTGATCTTCCGTACGAGCTTGAGCGGTAACTGTCCCATCCATGTTAGCAGTTTGATCGCGCCCTTGCCGAGTCCAGCCAGCAACCTGAGCATCAGCGTTCCGCCGAGCTGTAAGAGCTTGAGCGCAAGCGTTCCGAGCGCCTTAAGGATCGCAAGCCCGACTCGCCCCATAGCCTTGCCGATGAGCGGAGCGTATTTCACAATCGCCTCTCCAATCTTGGTCAGGATCGTATTTCCTGCCCCGTCCGTGCTCGATTCATCTGGCGACCATTCACTTAGGTTCGTGATCGCATTATCAAGGAACTCAATAAGCTTATTGAATAGGTCTGGTACGTGCTCTATGAGCGCCTGACCGAGTGCTTGGATAATAGCCAGCGCCGCCTGTCCGAAGCCCTTCAGGAAGTTCCAGATAACAGTCGGTATGAGCTTGATCCCTTGAAGGATAAAGTTGCCGATACCCTGCGCCATCTGTACCGCGCCGCTTGAGTCGCCCGCGAACACTGCCGCAAGCCCGTTCTTCACATCCGTCATGGCTGGCAGGAAGTCGTCCATCATGTTGTTACGAACGCCCTGCAACGTCATCTTCAACGTCGTGCCAGAGTCCTCGAATGCCGCCGCCGCTTTTACTGACTCGTCCGACATGATCATGCCGTACTCTTCCGCCGTCTTCATCTGCTCCTCGATTGCTTCTGAGCCTTGGTTAAGCAATGGCGCCATATCAGCGCCAGCCCTACCAAGTAACTGAGACGCCAGAGCGGATCGCTTCGTGCCATCTTCCATGTTGGCAAGCGCCTTGATTGTGCGCTCGTATAGGTCCTCTTTGCTGAGGCTCGCTACCTCTTCCTGACTGATGCCGAGCTCTTGGAATGCGTCGGAGTTGCTCTCCGCCTGTTTAGACAGCGTTTTCAATCCCATTTTGAGGTTATCGACGTCCGTGCCAGCCAACTGCATTACATAGTCCCACTTCTGATATGACTCAGCTGACAAGCCTATCTTCTGGCTCATCTTGTCGACGTGATCGCCGTACTCTGCTGTAGCATTGACGCCCTTTATGATCGCAGTCGTGAGCGCCGCAATAGCCGCCGCGAGCGCCGTAGCCGCTCCTACAGGCGTTTTTAACGCCGTGAGCAACTTTCCCCCAAGCGCCTGCGCCTGACCGCCTAGCGCGCTGAATACGCCACCCATTTCGCCAGCCTGACCAGCAAGGTCGAACAATGCTGAGACGCCGCTCTCACTGCCTTCTTCAATTCCGTCAGCAGTTGCGTCCATGCTACCGCCAACGCCATCCATAGCAGATGAAAAGCTGTCCGCCGCAGAATCAACGTCCCCAGCCATGCCGTCCATAGCCGACGCCGCATCATCCGCGCCAGCCGTTACAGCGTCCGCAAATGACTCAGCCGAGTCAGAAATGCTATCCGAAGATGAGCTGATGCTATCCGACGCGCCCTCGATGCTATCCGCCATTCCCTCGGCACTTGAGCTGAGCGCATCTTCCGCCGCTTCCGCAGACGATCCTACGCCGTTCTCCAGCTCACCGCCGAAGCCCTCGGCGGATGAAAGCGCCTGCTGTAGCCCGCTATCATATGCACTTGAGTCGAGCCCTAATGTAGCCATCAATTCAAATACATTCATTCTTCTTCCACCTTTAATCCGTACTTGGCGATCACATCACGCGCAATCTCGTCCCCGCTCCGCGTGTCGCGTTTCATTTCGAGCGTCTCCATATAAGTGTTCGCAAGGTACTGCCCCTGCGTCGATAACCGTATGGACTCGCTCATATACACCCTATATTTATACAAGTCGAGATACTCCGCGTACCTCGACTTGAAATAAGCTGTAAATGCCCTCAGGCTTCTTCTTCCTGTGTATTCTCCGTAGCAGAGCCAGAAGAGTCTTCTTTCTCTCTCTGGTCTGCAAACCCGAAAAAATACATGAGGTCTTTGTTCTGCAGAATACTCATAAGCTTGACAATGATCTGCGGCGCTGTGACCCGATATGTCTCAATGTCCTCGCCGTCGATTCGCGCCAGAATCTCAAGCACCTCGCGCTTGTGCCATTTCATAGCCGCACGCGCAAGCTTCAAAAGATTGCCCTGCTTGGACAGCATCTGAAGGTTTTTGTCCTGAAAGATAATTGACGCGGGCTCAATGATGTCCGCCAGAACGTCGATTGCGTCCTCATTTGTGTAATCGCTCAATGTTTTCATGATTGTCTCCTTCCACCTTGATTATTCTCCCGAAGCGCCTGCCTTGATGTACAGCTCGAACGGAACGACGTCCTGCGCATCCATGCTGTAGTGGCCTTCGAAGCTGAACGCGAACTGACCTTTGCCCTTGTCGGTCGACTGAATCTTGAAGCCGCCAGTGTTCAGCGCGTTCATTAAGTGGATTGCAACAAAGCCCGCATTGCTACCGTCGTTGACGTCGGAGTAGTCGCCGACCCACCAAATGTCCTGAAAGTCGGTCTGCGCAAGGTCGTTTCTCGGAACGATGTGAGTTGTATCCTTACTGTCCACATCCGCCGCCGCAATCAGCATCTTGGCTGTATCCGCAGATACGCTCAGGAACGTGGAGCTCATAGCAGTTGCCCACCCGGTCAGCTTCTTCAGCTCCTTCATGTTTTTCGGACAGTTGTCAATGTCCTCGCCATAGTCCTCGAAGGTCGGTGTCGCTTCGAACGATCCGCCGCCAGTTGTAGCTCCAAGCAAGTCTGTCACCGTGCCAGTTGACGGCGCGAAAGACTTACAGAAGATGCCAGCATTGAGCTGAAGCTTCTGAAATGTATCCTCTGGAATTTTGGTATATTTCATCTTTCTTTTCTCCTATTCCGCCGATAAATACTCGGCTGTTATTAGTAACACGATCCGTCGTATGGAATCGTCTGGATCAGCCATGCGCTGGATGAATGGCGTGCCGCGTGTGAGCCATAGCCGACCGCCATCGTACTCCACGAGCTTCCCGCCATATCCGATTGCTCTGCTGATCTCGTCTGCCTTCTGGCTGATTTCTTCCCAGCTTTTCGAGCGATACCAGATTGACGCTGTGAGCGTCGTAGGATCGCCGATTGTCGACTCTGCCGTCTCGTACGTGATGTACGGTAGCGCCTGACCATCTGGCACTGTGGCACTGTCGAATGCTGGGATGCTGAACCCGCTCCAGAAGTTATTTAATGCTTGTGATTTGTTCATATTATTTTAAGAATTATCATCATTGATTGATCAGTGTAAATTCACAATCACCCTTTACGATAAGCACATCATTATCCACTACCGCATCACCAATGACATTCGATATACTACCCGTACTCGATGGCTTTAGTTCTGCCGCACCTTTATAAAGAATAATCGTAACGGTTTCTTTTGAGCTGAACGTCATAACTTGGCCACTAGACAAATCGTCCGCTCCAGAATATCCAGAATCGGACATAATACACGAAGCAAAAAACGATGCCGCACTACTTGTAGTTTTGTTGATTGTAACTTGCGCCGTACTAAAATCACTACTTCCACCGCTACTTACGGCGCTGTAGTCATCCCTTCCGACTGGCTCAGCCTTGCCAGCCGCTACCATTTCGTGATGCTGGAATGGTTCTGCGATGCCAGCGGCGAAAGCTTCTTTATGTGAAAATGGTTTATATCCGCTCATTACTCATTCCCCCTAAAATCCAGCCCAGCTCTTTTAACATTCACAGAGCTGGAAGACCCAGACACCTCCGCTAGGTAAAAGGTAAATTCATCTTTTTTAATGCCCTCGCTAATCGCAGTTCCGCCCATTGTGACGACATTCATTGGAACCTTCTCTCCTGCGATATATATACCGTCAAAATCACTTCTCGCCACAAAGTAGAACCTTACAGCTAACGAATCGGCTGGAACGTCCAGCCTTTTAACTGGCGTCGACGCCATGACTGTATTGTCCGTATTTCCAGCCAAAGAGTAATTCCCATCAGTATCGGTTGCGTCAATTGCTTTAAGACCAGAGTTTAGCTGTGTAATGATAACGGAATAAAAGGTGAGTAAGTCCGTTAACGTGACGCCACCGCCACCAGAACCGCCGCCGCTGATATTTGCCATCTTGTAGTCATTACGGCTAACAGGATCGCCTTTTCCAGCCATAACAACCTCATCGTGCTGGAATGGTTTATATTCTCCCATATCTATCTCCTTACTGAGGCAACTGCCATTCCTCGGCAGTGACCTGTCTCATATTCAGTGATGCGGATGCTGGCGTGTACTTGTCATCCCCGTCTGATGTTACTCGAAATATCTTGCCATCGCGGACGCGTACAAAGACGTCATGATATTCCAGTGTGAGCTCCCTGCCCGTGGTCACGGTGTACAGACTCGTCACGCCCTGCTTCTCCGCTACTCTAGCTTCCATTGAGGTGTCGAGAGTGATCGCCGCATAGAACTCAGCGCCCGCCTTGTATGTCGGTCTGTATCCGCCGTAGCCGTCTGGCTCGGTTGTTTTGTCGAGCATGTGACACTGCTCTTTTGCCAAGTCTAATAAGCTCATATCTTTCTCCACCTGCTCAGTCTGTCAGCGAAGACGGTCTTCCACGTCGCAATTGACGATCCGCTCCCGTCTGTTGACGTGCCGCCTGATGCCTTACTGTACGAGTAGCCGCCGAAGCTCTCGGACTGATACGGGCTCATTGCCGCGCTGTCCGTGCCGCCGTACTTGTCGCACCAGTCTTCAATGTCTTTCGCAAGGCTGATCACCGCGTCAGGAACAGCCATAGACCACACAGAGCCGTCCCAAATTTCGTCTTTCAGGTCTGCGGGGTAGACATACACGCCATCGTTGAATAGACTGCCTATAATGCGAAAATACTGACCTTCCTGCAACATTTCTCCGTCGTTGTAGGACGTAATGATCCCGTCCTTGATCTCAAATCTGCCATAGTATCTCGCGTGGCAGAACCAGTTACGAAGTTCTTGAAACAGTTCAGTCAGCATCTTCAATCTCCTTTATGATATCCGCCTTCTTCATGCGTGAATTGACGGATACGCCAGTACCCGCCGCATAATCCAAAAGTTGCTTCTTTGTCATGCTGGTCAGGTCTGGCGTCGTCTTATTTGTTCAGTCACCGAAGGTGTAGTTTGCAATCGCATCGATGTACTCAGCCCAGAGCTTCATGCCCATAACCGCATGAGTGTCACCAGAAACGCGACCATATACGCCTTCCTTATGGATACCGATCAGGTTCGTCTCACCTTTGCCTGTGGTGTAGTTCAGCCCCAGCTCGGCGAAGTCGCTGTCGGACGGGTCGATGTAGTACAGTACGATGTTCTCTGCTGGTGTAGCAATGATCGTGCCCTCATCGATTTCGGAGCTTACGATAACAGTCTCAGCGCCGAGGAAGTTCTTGAAGTACTCCATACCGTTTTCGGTCTGTACGCTGATCTGCGCAGAACCAAGGTAGCGACCTACATCCAGAGTGTTGACGAAAGCAACGATGTTGCTGTAGTCGCGGCGCATCTTTTTAAACTTATCTTTTACAGCAGATACAGCCATGCTGAACGCCATCTGGAAGTCGGACTCAGAGCCAGTCAGTTCACCAGTCTTTGCGAAGTCGTAGAACCGATCCAGTACAACACCCTGAAGCTCATTCAGGAAAGCGTCGTCGGCTTTCTGTACAGCGATTGCCGCGCCGAATTTCTCAACTGTCTCTGCGGTGACTCTGGTGCGGAATTTCTCGAGTGTTAAGTCCGCATAGGTAACAGGCTCAACCTCTACCTGAGACAGACCTACTTCATCGCCTTCAGCAACCTGAGTAGTGTTCAGTGTTACGGTTGCCTTGCTGGATACCAGCTTGGTTCCCATCGTCTTGCGGATCGGACGCATGATGCCCATGATTTCCCGCAGTGAATCCCAGTTTCTGTTAAATCTTTCAATAAAGTCGATTTCTTTGATTAATGCAGTACTGAACTGCGCGGTGGTAGTGGTGTTCGGTGTAACAGCCATTATTCTTCTCCCCCTGTGAATAACCCGATATTGTCATTAATCGCCTGCTGGCGTTCTTTCGGGTCTTTGATCTTCATGATGTCCTCTTTGTTCGTGTAGCTCCCACCAGATGTCTTCGGCGGCTTCGGTGTCTGCGCGCCCTTCTGACCCTGCGTCTGGATGAAGTCGCTCCACTCTTCCGTGATGCTCTTCTTCAGGCTGTCAGCGTCCTTGATTGCACCCTGTTCGTCCAGCTCTACGGCTTCAATGTCGGATACCCGTGCAACCGCGTCGATGCGCTTCTCGCTGATGCCTACTTCCTTCAGCAATGCTTTGAAAGCCCGCTCTTTCTTGGCGTGTACTTCTTTGCCAGCCTGATCCTTCTTGTAATCTTCAAACTCTTCCTTCAGCGCGTTGTACTTCACCTCGAACGGGTTCTTGCCATTGTTCTTTTCAACGCTCGCCTTGAGGTCGTCGTACTCCTTCTGTACGGTCTTCAGCTTGTCGGCGTCCTTCTTGTACGCCTTGTACTGCTCAATCTCGTCCTTGAGCCCTGTGACCGTGTCTGTGTGCGCCTGAATGATTTCTTCAATTACATCGGATTCAAGCCCTTTGCCTGCCAGAAATTTTCTTGTGAGTGCCATAAAACGTTCTCCTTTTCTTCGGTGCGCTTCTTTGCATTAAAACGTAGAAAAAGCCGTGTGAGGCAGACGTTTCCTTGTCTGCCAATCACGGCTCTTGATCTCTCAGGATACTCGGCTCTACAGCCACCCGTACCTCGCGCTTACATCGCTTGCACATAACGTATATCGCGCCGTCGCGCTCGTATGCGATCAGCTTGCCGCAGTCGCAACGTACTGGGTGTCCTTTGTTCGATTTTCCTGCATCTATTTTATTCAATTGCATAATCCTTGTCAATACTACTGCCTAAGTGAATATTCAATCATCTTCTTGTACTCATCCATGTGACTCTCCACCGCTGGAGCAAGGAACGGCTTCGGCGGCACATAGCTATTCACGAGCCGCTTGCCGAGCTTCGGAACGTAGCGTCCTACTTCCTGCGTGTGACCGAACTCAACATACGGCGCATACTCAACATTCGTTCCGACGTACACCTCATCCCCGCCGACTTCATGCGTGATGCTGTTGCGAAGGTTGCCCGTGTCGACTGCGCAGAGCCCCTTGGCGTATCCTTCCGCCTGAAGTCCGATCATTTCAAGCCCACGCGCTACCGCTTCCTGCTTTGCGCTCTTCACGTCTGCTGTGTTATCTTTTGTGATTTCAAATCTTATAGACATAACCGCACCCACCTAGTACATTACATCATCATCCTCATCCACGAGTCCGAGCTCATATACGGTCTTTCCAGCCTTGAGGCACCTATCTATCACTTCAATCTGCTGGTCGTAGCTCTCTGTGAACATATACGTTGGAAATCCTTCTTTGAATCGTTCGTGATATTCTTTGAGCTTCTCGTCAATCATCATAGTTTTATTCCTCCCATGATCTTCTTATAAGCCTCGAGCGTATTTGGCATATACTTCTCCCACGCCGCAAGCTCCTCTCCGCCTACAGTAGCCGCGCTACCTACATTTGCGAACGCTTCACTTGCCGCTCTATATTGTTTTGTTAAGTTTTTCACCTTTGCTTGGTTGCTAGCGTCGAAGCCGAGCTTTTGCATCTGCTCCTTCAGCTTATTATGAAGCCCTCTGTCTTTGATAGCCCTATTGTACCACTTGTTATAGTACCTGTCTCCGTGCCCCCAAGGAAGTTGATATTTGTCCTGCGTTCCAAAGAATCCGTCAAGCGCGTCCTGTATACCAGCCGTCGCGTTCCTTTGAGCCTCATCAGAACATAACAGTCTAGCTATCGCTCCTTTGTCCTTATCGTTTACAATCGGCTCAAGCTCTTTTATGTCTTTGCGAAGCGCGCCGAGGAACTCATCACAGTTCGACGGGCGGCGCGGGAATAATTTTGCACTCGAGTGTATTTCATTGATTACATCAACCTCTTTGAAATGTATGTGATCAACCGCTCCTCTTTCCGCCTGCGACATTATCATCTGATCAAGGTGGTGATTCATCTCATGGAATAGCGTAGAATATTTATGTTTGCCCTCATACTTCGTGTTATATGTGAATTTTATTCGATGCGATCCGCCATAATACACACCGCTTCCGCGCTCTATGCTGGTTATATCATTCAGGAACCTAGAATAAGCCATGCCAGCTGGGCTCTTCCCAGCCATTTCCATTGTTGCCTTGTAGTCTTCTGGCTTTACAAGCGCTTTGAGCTGATCGCACTCAACTGGAACTGCTTTCGGTTTTGGCTCTGGAATAGATAAAGCCGACGCCTTTTCGCCCTTCCAGTCTTCATAGCTCATCCCATCCAGCTTGCTATCGTTCCGCCAGCCCATATCGGATGGATCGCGCTCGAAACCTTCTATCTGCGACACCATCGTGCAACGGCAGTTGTATATCTCGGCAGGATCGTCTCCGTCAGGGTCAGCAGGAAACATGAGACCGTTGGAAAAAGGCTCGTCAATCGGAACAGTCTCTCCATCCATTTCGATATGACTTGCTCGTGTCCTATCATCCAGAGTCGCCAGCCACATCTTTGTCATTTTAATTCCCATGTCCGCGGCTTCCTCGTAGCTATCCAGCCTGCCAGCGTTCTGCGCGCCAGTCATTGACGTCCGAGCCGCCCGTACCGCCGCGCTATAGCCAGCGCCCGCAACTCTGTCCATGCGATCCGCAATCTTCGGTATAGACTCGCCTTGAAGAATACCCTGCGTCAGCGCTGACCTTATGTGTCGGTTGTTCCACGAAATGGCTTTGCTTGTCTTGAGCTTTGGCGGGCTCGGCATCAACTTCGGATTATCGCGCCATAGCCGCTCCACAGTCCGCCTGTCGTACAGCGTGAATGACGTGTTGATCTTCGCCGCCTTCTCGACCTGATACATTCCGTAGTTACGGTTGAGCGCATACGCATCAGCCATATGACCCTGTACGGTTGACCTCGCAATCTTGTCAGCGTTCGTGTAGTCCTTCGCCAGCTGGTCGCACAAGTCGTTCCAGCGCTTACCTGTAGCCATCTGACCAACACGCCAAGCCTTATACTCCTGCTGTGTGATCTCGCCAGCCTTGACTTTAGCTGACATTTCGTTGTCCTTCTTCGCAAACTTGGCGAAGTGTTCCTTTGCCTTCGCCTTGCACTCTTTATTCGCCTTGCGGTAGTCGCTCTTGATCTTCTTTTCAAGCTTTGCGATCATGTCGTCCGTCTTCTTGTGCGCGTAGTCTGGCATCAGGATTCACCTTCCTCGTCCTCACCAAAGTCCAAGTTATAAGCGTCGGATGTGATCTCGTTAAGCACCTCGTCAGCCTTATCGCCGTCTCCCAGTAGTGTAATGATCTTCCGCGTCACGTAGTCCTCTGACAGGAACGGCGCGGCGCTTACAACGGTCATAACTTCTTCCTGCGCATTGACAATGACCGAACGCGTGTATGACGGACCACCTCCGGTGCGTG